TCATGCTTGTATCTGCTGCAATAGCAATAGACAACTCAGCAGAAGCAGAACTAAATATCTTTTCACCTCTGGCTGCTATTACTTTATTATCAAAGTTAGCAATCATTAGTAGTGACTCAGAGCTAGAACTAGTTTGAGGCACAACAGCATTTACATATTTACGAAAACCATTAATACGTCTGTAGCCACCTGAAATATCAGGCTCAAAGTTTTCTAGTTGTAATGCTTCTCCCGGTTGCATAATAAAATTAGATCGGTTAAGTATTAACCCACCTTCACAATTAAATGCAATTGGTTGTACTTGAGAACTATCAGGCACTAATTTACAACTCCTGACATAAAGTTAGCAGAACCTCTAGGATTTAATACTACTGTTGATCTTATATATTCATATTTATTAATTAACAAGCTTTGCATATTTTTAATACCTTGCTCAAATCTTTGAAAATTTAATTGGTATTGTTGTGACTCACCTCTGTATTGATAGACAAAAGCAGTAGCACCATCTACTACAACAGGAGCAAACCTCTCAGGAATACTTGTAGTATCTCCATGTGCAGAAAGATCAGCAGGAAATGTATAATAATCAAATGTTAAAACATATTCTTTATCAGGAAATGGATAAAGTAAAAAATTATTATCGGGTGTACGAGTAATACTTCTAGGTACACCGCCATTATCAAATTGAGCTACAAATACTCCATCTGCATGTGTAGCTGCAGTAGTACTATTAGCACCACGTGTACATCCTGTAAGATCATTACCTGATATAGCAGTGTAAGTTACTTGCTCACTACCAAGATATATAGTACCAGATGCATCAAAACCTGTAGTAGATGTAAGAGTTAATGTTGCTACAGAATCAGAATGTGAACCGTTTAAAGTAGTAGATGAAATGTCATCTTCTTGATTAGCATATTCATTCTGTATATATTCGTTATAGTTAAGTGTGGTAAGATTATTACCTGAAGAGTTTAAAGTAGTACTTTTTTTTATTCTAGCTGTATTATAGTCTATTGATTTAGTACTGGTAGGTACAGTATACCTAACTTTTCCCGGTACTAATGTTTCTGTATTAGTAGCATGATTAAAAGAATACCCAAACTCACGTTGATTAATATATCGTATAGCTTCATTTACTGCATTTTTACATTGTATTTGCACACCTCTAGCATTAGTAAAGTTACTAGAAGTTAGCTCTACTTCGTTCATACGTGTAATAACACTATTAGTTAAAGAAAGAAAAGTAAGAGCCATTAGGTTTCCTTAATAATTCTTTTATACCCCAAGAATTTTTTGTAGCATAAATTTGATGCACTAATGGGGCCAGCATATAGCCAGCCCCAAAGTATATAGTTTTATTAAATGAGGTCACGTGCTGCAACAGCAGGTTCAGTCATTGCGGCTGAAACATCTGCAATTACTGCATATACCCGAAGGCGTCCAGTAGCAGGTGCAGCACCAGCAATAAGAACATCAATGGTATCAGCAGCACCAACACATGCCAGAGCAGCAGCAGCAAATGTAGAAGCTGCGCCTGTATTGACAACATTAGCTTCACCGTTAGTACCTTTTGCAAGGTATGTACCAGCAGCAGCAGTTAAGTCAGCACCGTCAATAATGTCATCGCCACCTGCGAAGTCAATATCTGCAGTACAAGAAGTCGTGAAAGGTTTCATGATTTCTGCACCAGCAGCAACGATAACTGATTCAGCAGGGATTTCTAGAAGTTGAAAGATATCCCCGTTTGCGCCAGAGTAACCAGCAGCAACCATTGCATCAATATCTAAAATTGCTTCAATGGTCCGTACAGTGTTACCAACATTGGTTGGGACAGCAAGAACATTTGCCCCAACACCAGCAGTATCACTGGAAGTCATGTCATAAGTAGCCATAATTTATATCTCCCTTATGCTGCGTTATAACGGGCAGTAACGATTGCTTCTGGACGAAGAATCTTCCTACCGTATAGATGCATACCACGAACAATGTCAGCAAAGCTGTCAGGGTCACGATATGTTTCTGTTTTGTTAATCTGCTCGGCAGTTGCTACAGCAGAATCATGACCAGCTACGATAACACCAAAGTTAGTCAGTTGGTTGGCAGTACCAGTAGTTCCCGGTCCATCGCCTACAGAAGGCAAGTTAGACGAGGAATATACACGGAAGCCGTGGAAGTTGCTAATAGTCAAGCCATTACGCAATCCACCTGATTCACCGAAGTCTGCATTCATGAAGCGTGAATCTTCATCAGCAAGAATTTCCATGAATACTGGATCAACTACAATCCAACGGCCTTGTTTGTCAACTTGCTGTTGATCAAGCAAACGAGCCATACGAGCAACAACCATTGCAGGTGAAGCCGTAGCAGTTGGAAGTGCAGTAGCACCGGGCAAACGTGCAGCCAGAGGAATAGAGTGTGTTCCTGCAGAGCTTGTAGTGATGTTGCCGAAGTCATCCTTATGCAGTTGCATAGAGGAAAGCAGTTCGTTAGAACCAGCAGTTGATACTGCTTTAGTACCGTTTACAGTAGTGTTCAGTGCATCAGCTTTGCTGTGCAAAGAAGACTGTTTGTAACCAGACATGTATCCAAGAACTTCTTGGTCATGTTGGTCAGCAAGACGGTATGCAGCACGGTTGGTTGCAAGGTCCATAAAATTGACATGGCTGTGAGCTTCTTCAATGTCATCCATTTTAAAAGCAAAGTAATTAGCTTTGTCAATAACTAAAGAAAAATCTTCGTCTTGCAAATCTTGTGCTGTGACATTTGTGCCACGTGCATACTCAGAAACAGAAATTTCTGGTTCTTTAATAATTTTGACGGTATCACCTTGGCTGGCAATCTCCCCAAAATAATCAGAGTTAGTAATATCTCCACAAACAGTACTCTTGCGGAAAGCAAGTTGTACTTTTTTGGAATAGATTACAGGACTAAAATTACCGTTTGGTAAATTCCCATAACCTGTTGCGGTTGTAAAAGCCATAGTAAATCCTCCTATGATATTGTTTGGCTTAAGTAAGCTAAACAGAATTAGTAAGAGGCTGATTATTTTCTAGGGTGCATTTACGGCCTAAAGTAAAATGATCAATTTTACGGTTTAGGGTAAACGGGCCTGTACTTAGTCAGGTAGTTCTTATCCGTGTTTAGACTTTATGTGAAAAGGGTTAGTAATTGAGGTAGTCCTTAAAGGAGGCTCTTTGTTACTATACCCTTAGTTATATTGACATTTTGTTTTTTGTCAATAGTTATTATCGGGCATTGCCCGAAATATCGTAAATAAATTTACCAGTACGCATTGCATTGGTAATTTCTTCTTGATTTTTTTCAAACTGTTTGTCTGACATTTTAGCAACATCAGATTCTTTAATCATATTTTCACCTTCACTAGCATCAATAGAAGTCTTACTGCGTTTACTTACAACACTTGCTGCTTCTTTTGTTTTAGCTTTCTTGGCTACTTTAGTTAAACCTTTATCAGATTTATAAAGATCAATAACCCGTATGACAGATGCAGGATCATCAGGGTTTTCATATAAGGCATCTTGAACCCACTTAGGTTGTTCATCAGCCCAATCATGAAACTCATCTGATGCTTTTAAATCATCAAAGTCTTCATGTGTTTTTCTAATCTTACTTTCATACGATAGTCGAGTGCTTTCATAATTAGCATCATCTATTTCTTGTAATCGTTTCTCTGCTTTACTAAACATTGACTCTGCTTTTTTACTGGCAATAGTCTCTACAATAGTAGCAACATCAGGATACTTTGCTATCCAAGCTTGTACATCTTCTTCAGATTTAGGTGGGCGAATAGAAGAGTCATTCATTCTACCTTCAAGGGTTTCAAACTTTTCTTTCCACTCAGTTTCTTTCTCACTCATATGGCGTCTAAGATCACCATATCTTTTCTTAAAAGATTTTTCTTCTCTTGATAACGTCTTTTCTTCATCTTCTGTATCGGACGTTTCTTCTTCGGCAACCTCTTCTTTACTACCTTGGAGTTCTTCAAGTTCTTTTTCGTCCTCTTCAATACGTTTACGATTACGATTGTTGTGGTTAGGATTTATAAACCCTGCATTCTTAGGGGTTTCTATTTCTTGTAGTTCAGGCATATCCATCTCCTTTATGTTGGGGCCAGCCGTAGCTGGGTAGCCTTAGTATTTTTTGGATAGATTATTAATCTATTTCTTTTTTCGTTTCTTCATTAAACCGCCTTGTTTAAATCCACCACTTGGGCCTCCACCAGTATAAACACTAGAATCTTTTTTACCTGCCTCAGAAATTCTATCTCTTGCAGTTTTTAATTCTTGTTTTTGTTCTGTAGGCATATTTCTTCCTGAAGGAGTTGTAGGTGTACCCACTGTTACTACATTACTGCTATCACCACTTTCATCTTTTTGTTTTCTAGGTGCACCTAGATTAAGATTAGTTGGTGTTGATACTGGTGCTACTGGTGATGATGATGATGATGTTGATTCAGGTTCTACTACAGTCTCCTCTTTACCTAAAGATTTTAAATAATTTGCTAGTTCATTTGCATCAACTATTCCATCTTCATTATTGTCAAATCCTCCTGCTAAAGCTTTATTTTTACCACCTTTAGTTCTTCCAAACCCTGTAGCTAATCCAGCATCTGCTGCTTTTCTTAAACCACTAGGTATTTTATCGTCAATTTTAGCTAATGCTGCTTCATATTGTTCTTTACTAATTAATTCAGCATCAAAATTTAATTGTGCAGCAGCTCTTGTTTTAGAAATATTTGTCAAAGCTTCAAAACTATTAAGAACTCGCATTACTGGCATTCCTGCAACAAAATTTGAAAATGGATTTTTACTAGGATCACCTCCGGGATTTGGGTCTACACCTTCTAATTGTTCATCTATAAAATTGTTAAGATTTTCAAAACCTGTAAAACCTCCACCGTCTAACCAACTTTTACCAGAGCCTCCTCCACTTTCTCCACCAGTACTACCTCCACCAGTGGCACTGTCATCACCTGTTCTACGAACAAGGACACACTCATAGCCATTCCACATACGACCTTCACCACACTGACCTACATCAGGTGTAGCTACTGCTGGTGCAGTTACTGGGTTAGTAACTACAGGAGTAGGAGTAGCAGTAATATCAGGAGTTATAGCTTCTGGCATACCCATTCCCGATGAACTACTAAGCCCCGGTACTCTAAACCTAGCAAAAGGATCAGGTGTACCACCATTAGCCATCTGTTGACTTACTGGGTTAGTAACTTGTGCAGGGGTATTCCTTGGCTGCATTTGTTGTACATTAGCTTGCTGGGGCATTTGACCTACAGTTATACCACGTTGGTTTAGTTCTTTTGCAATAGCAGGATTTTGTTGGGCCATAATAGAAACTTGATCAATGATACTGTCAATTTCATTAGGGTCACTAAACATACTAGATACTTGACCACCTTCAGCAAAACCTACTGATGTACCTTTTTTATTAACTCGTTCATTAACTAAAGGATCATTCTTAACTGTGTAAGCAATCTTATCCATCAGACCACCTTCATAAGCACCAGTAGTCATCATAGCTTCTAATGCTTGTAGGTCTGCTTCAGTAATACCTTGATTAGTATTTTGTGCCATTTGTTGTTGTGGCTCAACAGGTTCACCACCTATCCTACCATTTCTTTCCATATCTTGCAAGCCTAGTTTTGCTTGCATACGTAAGTCTTCAAAATATTTTACACCAAAAAACCTTACTACATCAGCAGGTACAACATACTCACCACCAGAAAGTTGTGCTGGTATATCATCTCTTACCTCTTCAGCAAGTGAACCAGAAGGAATTTCATTGCCCGATACAGGGTCTACATTAAGGCCATCATCTCTAATGCCACCTTCTCTAAGTATCATTTCCATTTGTTCTTGCATGTTTAAACTAAGCCCCCTTCGGCAAATCTTGTTTGTTTAGTTTCATCTACTATATCAGAATCAAAATTAATTATCAAATAGTTTTTATCACTATCAAATTGTAACCCTTTTATTTTACCTTTTTTAAAGCTAACTTTTTTATTTGTTTCTGATCTTAAAATTCTTAATGCTTTCATCATAGCATCTTCATAAGTTTCTTTTGTTGGTTTTTCACCAAGACTGTGTGTTTTCATCATATCGTCTAAAGGTGGTATAACTATTGTATTAGTATCTTTTTTAACAGCTTCTCTCATTATAGCTAGTAGCCCTAGTCTAACACTATCACCTATACCTACAGGAGTAATATCTGTAGGTGGCTGTGGTTTACCACCTATAGAATTTTCTATTACTTTTGTAAGTTTATCTTTTAATATTTTATTTGCTCTTACTGTTCCTTTACCATAAATTAAATCACCTAAAACATTAAGTTTTATTTGATTTATAACAGCTTCAGGAAATGCATTAGGGCCACGTGTATTTCTTAATATTGCAGTTGTTTTAAGTTTGTCATTAAAAGTTGCCCTAATAATATCAGCAACTTCATCTGCATCTAAATCATTAGCAAGAAATTTTTTCTCTACATCTGCAAGAGTTTCAGCTATTTCTTTTAAACCTGCATTTACTTTATTTGTTTGTACAGGAAAAGCATCATTTTCATCAACACCAAAAATACGATTAAATCTATCACTGGTAGGAATAAATTCTGACGTTCCAATATTATCTACTTCACTAATTAAATTATTAGTAAGTAACTCTGCAGGATTAACCTCTGGAGTATTTAAAATATCTGCAGTTTCTTTAGAAGTTTTTTGTGATGCAACTTTACTAGTTTCAGTTTTGCCACCAAAATGTCTTTTCTGTGCAGGGTCAGCTTGTATTTCATCTACTACAAATACGTTTGTAGTTGTATTGCCTCTAATTGTTTTATCTGTTTTACCTTGTCCAATCTTACCTCTAGTTATACGTTGTTTTGTAGGAAGTACAATAGGAACAAAACTACCTCTTACATGAGTAAGTACATTTTCTTGTTTACCATCTACTTTATTTCTCCAATGTGCATCTGCTTTAGGATATACACTACCTCTAGGATTTACATTAGTAATTAAATATTCTACATATTCAGAACCAAAACTTTGTCCACCTGTAAAAGTACCTCGTCCAATTCTAAATGCTTGTTGTCTGTTTGTATTTGGACGGTTAAGTATACTTGGGGGAGTTGGAGTATTTTGAGAAGTAGAAACCATTACAGGTTCTTTTGTAAAAATATTCATAGGTACTTGTTGAGCACCTGCCCATTGAGGCATAAGTTCTCTAACTGTATTTAAAGAAGAAAACTTTCTTATTATTACTTGAGGTGCAGCAGCATCTGCCATACGAATTAAATACTCTTTAGTATATGTTTTATCAGGGTCAATACCATAAAAAGTATCATCAAACCCAACACCTTGAGGGTCTAAAGTATTTTTTAACGGCGAATTTTCTAGTATACCTGACCAGTACAACTCTCTCATATTTATATTAGGTGCTTTTTTTGTAAGGTATTTAATAACATTACTGCCTTTTATACCTTTTTTACCTACAGGTAATTCATCTATTGCAGAAGTTACAGAACTATAAAAAGGTTTTTTATCTCCAATATCATTATAGCCAAACAAAACAGCACGACTGTAATAAGGATATGTTTTAAATAAAGGATTAACTAAAGACTTTGGTGTTGTTAATGATTTAGGATCGGGTTGATCTACTGGTGTTGTACCTTTTCCTGTTATTTGTGCACTTACAGTTTTAGGAGTAGAACTTTCTTTTAAAAAATCAAAGTCACCATCTGCTAAAGCTTGAAGTTTACCACCCAAGTCTGCTTTAATTACTGGACCTGCAGTTTTTAATAATTGAAAATATCCACCAAAAGCATCTATTGCATCGTCTAGCATTTGTATACTTCTAGGTCCAACCATTCCAGCAAATGCTTCTCCTGCACCAAGAATATCTCTAGCTGCAGTTTTTTCGTCTCTTAAAATTTGATACCCTATTTCACCTTTGTCTTGTCCTAATGCATCAGCAATAGAACCTGCAACAAACTTAGCTGCAGCTTCTCCTGTTTTAAATCCTGCATATCCTAATCCTGCAAGATAATCATTAGTTTGTCTAAAGGCTTGATAAATTCTAGGATCATCTTTAGGCAGCATTTCAAACACAGCACCTTTACCAGCTTGCATAAAAATTTGCTTGGCTTCTTGTAAAGGTTCAGTTGCTAAGTCTATAGCAGTATCTAAATACCCATCAATAGGCTCATTAAATTCTTTAACTATATTTTCTGCTCTGCCATCAAGATAA